AACCAAAAACCCATGTCATTGAAGATTCCATTGAAGGATGGGCTACATCCTTAGATGTACTTCTCTCATCATATTTTGAAGGTGGTGGTAAACATCCTGAATATGAAGGGCGTAAGGTCTATTTCGATATCAGCCAAATTCGTCAAAAGGGTGCAAAGATTTCTGGAGGATTTAAGGCTCCTGGGCCAGAACCTCTACGTATGGCTCTAGATAAGATAGAATACTTATTGCAAGGTGCTATCTTGGCTGGGCAAACCAAACTGCGACCCATTCAGGTTTATGATATTGTAATGTATGCCGCGGATGCAGTTATTTCAGGTGGCGTTCGCAGGTCTGCAACTATTTGCCTATTTTCACCTGATGATGAAGAAATGGTAAAGGCCAAGACAGGAAATTGGTTTGTGGAAAATCCTCAACGCGGTAGATCAAACAACTCGGCCGTGATTGTGCGTGATAAAATCACCCGGGAAAAGTTCCATGAATTTATGGCATCTATCAAGGAATTTGGTGAACCTGGATTTGTGTTCACTTCATCTACGGAAATCGCATTTAACCCATGCGTTGAAATTGGAATGTATCCTCAACTCCAAGGTGAGTCTGGCTTCCAGGGATGTAATTTAACTGAAATTAATGGAGGCCAGTGTATTGATGAAGAAATTTTCTATGAGGCTTGCCGTACCGCAGCGATTCTTGGAACTCTCCAGGCAGGCTATACGGATTTCAAATTTGTTACCGAGACGACCAAAAAAATCTTCGAAAGGGAAGCACTACTAGGTGTATCCATTACAGGTTGGATGGCCAATCCAAAGATTCTATTTGATGAAAAGGTTTTGGCCAAGGGAGCCGAGATTGTTAAAGCCACCAATAAGATGGTTGCTAAACTTATCGGTATTAATCCGGCAGCCAGGACCACCTGTGTTAAACCATCAGGTAATGCATCCGTCCTTCTCATGACACCATCAGGAATTCATCCTGATCATGCTCCAATGTATCTTCGTCATATCCAGTTGAATAAGGATACCGAGGTTGCACAACTTTTGAAAAAGACCAATCCATATATGATTGAAGAATCTGTTTGGTCTTCTGGAAGAACCGATTATGTTGCAGCATTCCCGGTTGTTGCTCGTAAGGGATCGCTGTATAAGGATGATGTTAAAGGGGTAAAATTACTCGAATATGTGGCCAAGGCTCAAAAATATTGGGTAGATAATGGCACCAATCCAGACCTTTGCGCATTACCTGGTCTCCGTCACAATGTTTCAAATACCATTAATGTGGATGATTGGGATAAGGTGGAGGAGTATGTTTATACTCACCGAGAATCCTTTGCAGGTATTTCATTCCTATCTAGCTCTGGAGATAAGGATTTTGCCCAAGCCCCAAATACTAAGGTTATTGGAGCCGAGGAAATCATCACCACCTATGGAACAGGAGCAATATTTGCATCTGGTCTAATTGTGGAAGGATTAAAAGCCTTTGGTGATCTATGGGCAGCATGTTCACAGGCCCAAGGTTTTGGTACCGATATTTCATCCGAAGATGCAGAAAACCTTCTCAAAAAAGATTGGGTACGTCGATTTATTAAATTTGCAGGAAACTATTTCGAAGGTAACTTCAAAAAAGCTGAATATTGCCTTAAAGATGTTTATAATCTACACAAATTCATCAAGATTCAACAAAACTTAATCGATATTGATTGGACGCATATGTTGGTGGAAAAGAAATTCATTGATGTGGATACCATTGGTGCCGCAGCATGTTCACCCGGTCAAAATGGTCAGGAAGGATGCTTAATATGAAAGCTGAAATTTATGGTCGCCAAACTTGCACCTATTGTAATGCAGCCAAGGATTTTTTGAATGTCCATGGCATAAAGTTTGATTATTATGATATTGAGAAAGACCCAGACCAGAAAGCTAAGATGTTTGAGCGGGCCCCGGTTGGAATAAAGACCGTGCCTCAAATTTTCTTGGATGGTGAATATGTGGGTGGATATTCAGATTTACGTGAAAAATTAAATAATGAGGTCCTGGGAGTGCCTATATAAGGCTAGAAAGGAACCCCAAATATGTCAAAAGAAATAGAACAACTTGACTGTATAGAATGTGAATCGTCCTTCAAGTTGGTTTATGACCGTACAGAAACAAGTGGGCACGCTAAATTTTGCCCATTCTGCGGCAACCCCCTAGAAGAACATGAGGATATTAACGATGAAGAAAATGAGGAAAACTAATGGCTAGTAATTGGCAGATAGTGAAATTTGCATGGGTCAACAGATCCTACATATGGGAAAAAATTAAGAAAGACTTTTATGAAGACTATTATCATTTCGATTTAGTCGATCAAACGTTGAATAAATTGAGTACGGTTGATGATGACCTCCCTGAACCAAAGGGGCGTGCTCTTGAGGCTTTACCTGATGCTCTAGAGGCAGCAGGATTACCTCCTAGTGATACTCCAGTGGTTGATCCATATTATCAACCTCGCGTGACCGCCGAACCCGATCCATTATTGGCGCCCAAGAGAACTCGCAAGGCCCCGACCAAAAAGGTTCCAACCAAAAAAGCACCTGCGAAGAAGGCTCCAACCAAGAAACCGGTACCCAAGAAAACTACTCGTAAAAAGTAATCTATATACTCCAATAGGAGTATTACATGGATTGGACTTACCAAGGAAAAGAAATAGACGAAACTATATTAGATGACTATATCGGTTTCGTCTATCAGATCACTAATATTACAAATAATAGAAAATACATCGGAAAAAAGCTACTTAAATTTTCTCGAACCAAACAAGTAAAAGGTAAAAAGAAAAGAATAAAGGTAGATTCCGACTGGAAAACTTATTATGGTTCATCCAATGCGCTTAAGGTTGATGTAGAAGCGATAGGTGAAGATAAATTCATCAGAGAAATTCTCCAATTTTGCAAAACGAAGGGTGAATGCTCTTATGTTGAAGCGAAATTGCAGTTTCAGTATGATGTATTGAAGGATCGAGACGCTTGGTATAATGATCATATCTGGGTAAGAGTGCACAGAACACACCTACCCAAGTGAGACGATCTGACACATGGCAGCACTATTGACCTATTAGCAACTATCTGATATATATTACGTTGACATTAAAACAAACGTAAGGAAAGATAAATGCTAAGGAATATTATCACCAACATTTTCAGCCCAGAAGACCATGATGGGCTGACAGATATGTTTAGGAACGAGTACAAGCGAGAATACCGTCATCTAAGACGTGAAAGAACACCTCTAACCCATAGCCTGGTCAAGAATTTCTTGATTTCTCAGCGCGGATAGAGAATAAAATATCACAAAACGATCTTCGGCTCGGTAGATTTTTCTACCGGGCTATTTTTTTAGTTGGATATTCTCTTGTAATCCGGATGAACCGCCATTACCTTAGGAGTGTAAGAGAGAAACATCCACAAAGGATTCCAGATGTTCTGGTCAATTTCACTTCTAGCGTTTTCCGTTTTCTTTATCGTAGCAGTGATCGTGTAAAGGAGAACGCTATGGAATACGTCCTAACTAATATGCAGACTGAGACCAACATGTATGTCGGAGGCTCTCTCCAGAAGTGCATGGCCATCGCCAGGCAAGCTGGAGTGTATGCCTTCATGGTAATGAAGTGCCCGTACACCGGGTCAAGGTCCGGGTACCGGTATTTCCCCAATCTCGGGTGGACCGGTCGAGTTAACCTTGATATTCCTTTTCCGATTTGAGAGAATAACGCAATAATTTTCTCTTGTAATCCTAAAACCAATGCTTATATCTCCATTGTAACAGTGAGAAAGATAAACGAGGAAAGATCATGGCTATGATGGACGTTCTCTTTTGGTGGACAGGCTTGCTTGCGTTGGTTGCTGCCCTTTCGGTTATCCTATGGGCGGCACTTCACCTGCTCGCGAATGCGTTTGACGCAACGTGGTTTCTCGCGCGGTCTGTCTTTGAGGGCGGCACCAAGAACAGATCACCACGTAACCTAGCCGCCATCTGGTGGGCTGGGTTCGCAGGTCAGCTTGCGGCGGTGGAAGCGGCCGCTGGCTATCGCATCGCCTATCCGGGCTACGGCGCGAATGTAGCGGACGAAGACTGATGGGTAAGGTCTGGGTCAATGCAACCTATTGTGACGTTTATCTCTATCAGCGTTAATAAAACGAGGAAAGATCATGGCTATCCAGTATGTTCCCGATGAACAGATTCAGGCCTATATTCAGAAGGCCATGGACGATTATGCCACCTGGGGAAAGGGTGATAATATCGATAAGCTGAGTTTCAGCTATGAAGTCGGAAGTTCCTATATCAAGATCATTTCCAATTCCTGGGGTAATACCAGCGTTCATTCGTTTATTGTGAACAAGGTGAAGCCTGGGCAGCGCTACAAGTCTCGGATCAAGGACCTTGTCAGGGTCGGCGATATTCTGATGGCGGCCTCGTGGAAGGCCCCTGCGATGAATTTCGCTCGTGGCAACATTTTCGAGTTGGATAATCTGGATCGTGTTCCTTGGACGGGGATGTGAGATAATGCTGTATTATGTTTATATCATGGACATTAATGACTGCCCTTATTGTGTCTATTCATCAAATGATAGGATGGATGCGGAGGACGTCAAGGATGATTACCTAGATCAGGGCGTGGATGCCTGGATCGAGGAATATGATGAAGATGAATATCCAGATTAGGAATTAATGATGAATAAGCTTTCACTCGTAACTTTGGTTTTTTGGCTAATTTATGTCAGCATGGCATATTGCGCGGCGGAGATATTTTTTATGCTTGGTATAACCCATGATGTAACCGGCACCGCATTTGGTATTATAGTTGGTGTAGCTCTTTACAATGTGATCCGGATGAATGTACTCGCCCAGTATCCCGAACTTTTTAAGTGAAAAATGTCTGACCTTACCCTTACCAATTTCCTTGCAAAATTAGATGCATCCAAGGGACCTGACCGCTCCTTGGATGTTGACCTCTTTTTGACCCTGAGAGTCAATCCCAGGTTTTCTAATCCTGCACCTTATCCTGGTGCTGTACTGGAGCGCCCAAATGGAAATTTCATTTACGTTCCTGATTATACCAATAACCTAGGGGCGACCCGAGAGTTAATCGAGAAAATTTTCCCTGATGCCGTATATTCAAGCGGTAAGGGCCCTAATTCCGGTAAAAGGAAGCGAAAGGCTGATGGTGTTCGTATTCCTTTTGATGGATACGTAGCTTCCAATGATCATATTGGAGAAGATAATCATTATTTTGGTTTGTCTGAGGGCCCAACCGAGGCAATGGCAATGGTATCAGCGCTAGTTAAGGCGTTAATCCAGAAGGGCAACAAAAATGGCAACCTTAATTAAAGTCCGGGATCAGGTCAGGGATCAGGTCGGGGATCAGGTCAGGGATCAGGTCAGGGTTCAGGTCTGGGCTCAGGTCCGGGCTCAGGTCCGGGCTCAGGTCTGGGCTCAGGTCCAGAATAAAATCCGGGATCAGATTAGATTCAGCAAATGATTTCTAAGTCAGCTTATACTCTCATATGGAGTCAAACCTGGAAGCAAGTGAGGAATAAAGTACAGGACCAGGTAACTAATCAGATTTGGAATCAGGTCGCAGAACAAGTCAGGAATCCAAACTGGATTCAGGTCGCGGAACAAATTGAGGGTCAGACTACAGGTCATGTACATGATCAGGTCGAGTTGACCTGATTCGAAAGGGTAATAAAATGATGTTAATGGATAAAGTAGAGTATTCGTCATATAATGAGATTCCTCCTCTAATCAAGGATATGATCCGGACTGTATCAGGAGAGAGGAATATCGAGAAGTTACCTTTAGAAGATATCAACGGATTCATCCAGGGCGTTCTGGATTTTGATGCTGATAAGGTTGATATCCTTTATGAGGCGGAAGATGAAACCGATGGTTGGGCTCTATAAAAAATCAACAACGCGTTATATTCGAGATCAGGTTATGGATCAGGTCTGGAATCATGCCCGGGATCAAGTCCAGAATCATGTCTGGGCTCAGGTCACGGCTCAGGTCAGGGCTCAGGTCACGGATCAGGTCTGGGCTCAGGTCTGGAATCATGTCTGGGATCAGGCTTGGGATCCGGTCCGGAATCATGTCACCGAAATCAAGTCCGGAATCAACAAATAAAATGGCACATATTTCAAATGTCATAAATTTTAAAGCCATCCATTCTTATCGCTTGGATAAAAAAATACCACTAGAAATGCGCAAACAGGTTGGAAATTTTTCGGGGCCTCGTATTATGTTGATGGGAGGATCACCATATAATGCCATATTCGAAAAAATCTATAGATTGTATCAACATGCCACATAACATCAAAAGAACCAAGCCGGCTGCAAAAATTCAAAGCCTTATCCATCCGATGTTTTTTATATCATCTGATGTAAAAAACCAGGTATATAAGGAAATTTCCGATATTACTTCGGATATGATTTGGCCTATAATTTGGAATCCCATACATCGGGAAGTTGGTCTATTTGTGAAACAGTTGGTCACCAAATGAGACATTTGCCAACATGAAAAAAGTTTCACTCCGACTCCATAGTTTCGCTGCAATAGAAATTGCCAGGAATGACTGTTATGATATACTAGATATACTAGGATCATCAAGGTTAGAGGAATTAGTATCCGATGGCCATTTCGAACTTCTACAAGTTCAAAATCCTCTCAGTACAGCCATTCAATGGGAAATAAATGCAGATAATTTTTACCACACCCACCAAGAGCCGGCCGAAAACCAATCGGAAATTGGCTCAAGCTAATAAGGAACATGAGGAATATATTGCCTCTGTTCTCAGATCAGCTAAATTGCGCATTCCATATTCAACTTTAAATATTAAGGAAAAGAAGGTCGAAATACCATTGACTTCCTTATCCAATGACATACCATATGGTGGTTATAAGAAATCTGTTGATGATTATAAGTGGCGTAAGGGTGTTGAAGAAACTCCCGAAACAATTAAGGAAATCGAACGGAAAAAGGACCGGTTGGCACCTGCCTATTCCAAAGGTCCCGTGCAATATATCTCTGATGGTGCAGATATTACGACCCTAGGAAGGAAAGTCTAATGGATACGTTTTTACAATTAGCTGGGTGGGCATTATTGGTCTTGGCTGGATGGCTCGGTCTGGCAGCAGTTATATGGGCGGCAAATCGATGATGCAAGATGAAATTTCAAGTTGGATGCCATAAGGGATGAACTGAGGTAACACATGAAAAAGTTTCTATATAGTTCTCTTATATTCCTTAGTCTCATGGGTTCGGCGTTTGCACAAGACCTTAACCGGCAAACACTAGCTCCTGATACGGGATGTTTCACTAAACCTGAGGTTATCCAATTCATTGCAATCAAGCATCCTGATGCTACTTATTTGCAATATCCTCAGGAAGTTATCTTTTCCAGTCGTAATGAAGCAACTACCGACCTTTATGCAGAATTTAAGCAAGGTGGATGGTGCTTAGAATATTTTGAACTTCGACCAAAGAAAAACTGATGACCCAACAAACTTTCGGTCTCATGTCAGACCTTCATATGGAATTTGCCCCCTGGTCATTTGAACCAGATGCTGGGGTTTTTTATCTTTGTGCCGGTGATATTGATTCTGCTCGTGGTCGGAGACATAAATTTGTGTCTGACCACGAAGATATTATGCTAGCCATCCGGGGCAATCATGATTATTATGGTGGAGAATTTACTGGGCACTCCAAGATAGAAACGGAAGTAAATGGTTTCAAGATTGCTGCGGCAACATTATGGACCAACCTGAGCAATCCTCAGGATTGGTTCAATTATGTTAATGGGCTCGTGGATTCTAGGTTCATCAAAGATTTAAAATTCAAATATGATGAGTACAATGAGGTTCACCAGGAACATAAGGAATTCCTTTTGAATTCTGGTGCAGATATCATCATGTCTCACCATACACCATCTTTTCAGTCTGTGGGAGATATGTTCATTAATTCACCTCTCAATCCGGCATTTTGTTCGAATTTGGATGAGGAAATCTTGAATATGAAACATCCACCCAAAATTTGGCTTTGCGGGCATGTTCACCATAAGCATGACTATTGGATTGGGGAGACCCATGTAATCTGTAATCCACGAGGCTATCCTGGTGAGAATTTCCTTATTGGTGATCCGGGAAGCTATAAACCTGAATTAGTAACATTGGAGAAATAAATGAGTGTGAACACTCAGTATTATACCGTTTATGGTGTCAAGTTACCTTACTTGAATACCAATGATGAAGATGAAATGTATGATCGGCTTGATTCTATCGGTGCAATCATTGATGCAATGGGCGGAGAATATATGGTATTCGGTAAGGTTCTCTTTGAATGTGATGATGAAGGTTATGGAGATTCCATGACTGAAATTGATCCATTGATGTTTGGCACCTATGAGCATGATTATAGGGAAATGGTCAAGAAAACCGCACCGGAATTATATCGATATATCGCCGAGGAACCTTTCAGGCTCCTATCTTTTGTACATTATTCCTGATGCGTAACATCGAACAATACCCAATTACATTGGATGAAATGGTTGAAGCCTGTGAAAAGGGGTCCAAGGCCATTCTAGATGAATGGGAAGCTACTCCGGAATTTATGCCAATTGGTGATATTACCCCATTGGCTTTGACAGAAGCGGCCAAATTACTTAGAAAAATGAAAGAGCTATTAACAAATGAACAAACGTGAATATCTATTAACCTGCCTGGCAGAGGAATGTGATGAAGTTGGGCAAAGAATATCCAAGGCTAATCGGTTTAGTCTAGAGGAAATACAATCGGGACAGGACCTCAATAATGCCGACAGAATTGCAGAAGAATTGAAGGACCTTATTTCAGTGGCCGTTATCTGTTTCGAAAATGGTTATCTGCCTACTTTTCTTCCAGATAATGATACCATCGCAAAGAAACTGGATAGGATTAGGTCATATGCCGAAATTTCTAAAGGCGCTGGTACTCTTTCCGAGGATATATAATGGCACAGATAGTAAAAACACCGGAAGGGTTCATGATTCGGAGAAGATTGCTGGGCCTATTTGGTTGGCAATATCTTTCGAAAGCTGGTTACTGGTGGATGGATTCAAAACGTATTCGTGAGTTTGGAACCAAGTTTGATAACCTCTCGGAGGCCAAGGCCTTTTATGAAGATATTTGTGTACCACCAAAAATTATTGGAGTAGTAAAACTGTAATGGAAAAAATTATATTCGTGGATGTGGACGGTCCTTTGATCAACACACCCTGTTATTTTGTAGATACCATGGCATCCATTGAGCGTAAGGTGTTCAATACCCAATCTCTAGGATACCTAATCGAATTGGCTAGAGTGGCCGCAGCGAAAATTGTAACCAATTCCACTCACAATAATTTCGAAGTTCATCGCGGAGAGGTTGACTTCACCCTCAAAGATGATATGGTTAGGTGGGGTGTTCCTGAGGAATTCTTCCATTCGGATTGGAGAACTACCTACCCGTATCCTCCGGAATCGAAATTTTCATCTAGTTCGGCCCAGAGGAGATTGTATGCAATTTCCTTATGGCAGGAAAAGAATGGAAATGTTGATTGGATTGCATTTGATGATGATATCTTTACAACCGATCCTCGATTAATTCCTATTGATTTCCTTAAGGGAATCGATTATGATGCCTACCATAAAGCGAGAAGCTTTTGGAATATTACCACAAAGGAAAAGATTATATTATGAGCAAGAAAAACAAGGTTATCAAGTTGGACGTTGAAACTGTGAATGAATTGGTCGTACTTCGATTGAAGAACGCCGTAGATGAATATACCGTACTTCTTGAGGATACCCTTCATCGTGCTACAACTGAGTTGGACCAGGATGGAGAGGTTTCTCTTGAAACCGCGGCTGATTGGTTTGAGCTATACAATGAGCGGGCCTCCGTTATGGTTGTATTAAAGGCTCATCTTGAACCTGAGGATTTCAACCAGTTTTGTGCAGATACTATCCGAAATGTATATGCTACGGCTACTTTAGGTAGTCTTATCGATTCGGTACTTGAAGGTGATGAACAAGTTTAATTGGATTGCAAATTAAAATGTTTGAATATGACACGATTAAAGAACAACTTAAAACCGGTTCCTATATTGTCAATTTTACCAAATCTGATGGAACGCACCGGAGACTTTTATGCACTCTACAACCTGATTTCTTACCTGGATACCGTGGGCATGAACTTACCAATGAGACTTCGGATCAATCTCAAGAGCGTCTGTCAGTATGGGATATCGAAAATAAAGGTTGGCGATCATTCAGGATCGATTCCATAATTAGTATAAGACCGGAACATGAATCGATCTCTTAAATACCAGCCTAAGTGGTCTATCCATTGGGATCATATTGAAGATGGGCAAGACTATTACCACTTTTGGTGGTGGAAGTGGTTGCCAAAGGAAGTAAGATATATTGGCCCCGAACATATGTATTATGATGGACCACATTACTCCTTTGGGTATTTCTATTTTGGATAATTTTTTTCCTTAGCTATTATATATGAAACTATATATTTTAGCTATTATATATGAAACTATATTAGGAGTTAATCATGGCATGGCCATCAAAAAATAGACCACGTAAGGGTCGCCGAAAGGTCGGAAGCAAGAAACGTCTTGCCCGAGCAAAAAGGAAAGCATAATGAGTGATGGAATAGTGGTTTTGGTCACCAAAGATCCAGAAACAAAGAAAGAGGAATATCGGGTCAATTATGTCCCGCAAGTGGATAAGCTAATTGGTGAGTTTAATGAAACGACCAGTGAATATGATCCAAATTCTAATTATGTCCTTGATATCTTTACCGAATGCCCGATTTTTACCGATGGTGATCTGGCTTTCGGAGAAGCTGATAGAATTGCCTCTAAACAAGATCATGAATTAGAAAACGGAATCCTCCTCATGACTTATTTTAAGGATCGTGAGTTCAACACGATATAAATATCATGCACCCAATTGATATAGGGTTAGTTATTGTCCTTATCATCGTTATTACATTAACAATGCCATGGGGACCACCACCTCGTCACTAATGAGACCAAAAAATGAAAAATGTATGGGAAATCCTAGAAGATTTCAAGAACGCACCACCACAATTAAAAGAACAAGTTCTGGCTGAAAATGGTACTCCTTTATTCAAAACAGTATTGCAGGGTGCATACCGCCCCGATATTCAGTTTGTTATAAAGGAACTTCCTCCTTATATTAAGTCCGATGCACCTCCCGGTCTTGGTTATACTACCATTGCTCAAGAAATGCATAGGATTTATTTGTTTGTTGAAGGATCAAAAAAGGCCGATCCTAATTTGTCTTTAGAACGTAAGCGAGCTATTCTAATTCAAATGTTAGAAGCAATGGAACCTAAAGAAGCTGAGGTATTTGCCAATATGATCACAAAGGACCTCAAGGTTCCTGGGTTAACCCCCGAATTGATCAATAAGGTATTTCCCGGTTTATTGACATGAAAACTAAAAAGAACTATCAAGAAGATTTCAGAACTAAAAAAGAAGTAGAATCACAGGGTTACGATAAGAAACAGATGACGCACCGGCGCCCGGTTAAGAATTGGACTAAGACATACTTAGAACATGAAACTGAGGTTGATGAATTAGATGACTTCCATGTAGAAAATTAAACTGTTTTTTAGCAAACTACGAAAAATCTTTTCACCCCTGGTGGCTTGTCCGATCAGGGGTTTTTCTTATATCCTATGTGTAGTTGAGAGAAATAGGAAATGTCATATGATTATCTTTCGTGAGGGGAGTGCCCTCCATATTCTGTTTGGCGAGCACCACCGTCATAAGACGCTGTTTTGTATTGCGTATGGCATCCATCTGGCGGTCGAGCATGTCGCCCCAGAGTCGGCTGGTCCGCTCTATTTCGTGCTTGAAATTCTTCATACGATGGCGGGTTGATCATGGTTCTTCCTTGGCACCTCGCCGTCGTGGCTTTGCTTTTCCAGCCTCCAGTATGCACCGAGGTGTGCCCTCTGGAGGGCCCTGGTGGGCTGGTCGTTGAATGGACCCAGCATGTAGATCAGGGGATCAAGGACCACAAGGAATTTGTGGTTAAGAATTTCTGTGCTTCGGCTTGCGCTATTGCGATTGGTTATGCCATCAAAAAGGGCGCCAAGGTAACGGTTTATTCGACTGCTACCATTCAGCCCCACAATCCTCTGGCCGCAGTTATGTTTCCCATGCCTGTTTGGTATAGGAAGATGCTTATCGACGGGAAGCCTTTCCGGATGGGCACGGCAAATGGGTTCGGTAAGGCAATGTTCAATTACTAGGTGATCAGAAGTGACTTATTTAACAGCCCCCACAATAAATTTCACCATCTTTATTGCTGGTGATATTATAATTGCAAAGCAGGTTCTCCGTGAATATTGCATGGAGACCGGCTTTTGTGTCACAATTGAACCAACTACCTATATCTATACAGGTGGTGAAGAAGCCGGTATTCGGGTTGGTATCATCAATTATCCGAGGTTTCCGGAAACCGAACAATCTCTTTGGAATCGTGCAACCACTATTGCGGAAACCTTACGAGTTAGATTGTGTCAAATGTCTTATACTATTGTAGGACCAACCGAATCTCGGTATTTCTCTGCAAAAAAGGTTGATTAAATGCGTGACCGTTGGATGAAGTACATTGTGGTTGATAAGTGGGACCCGTTCATTTTCCCGAACAATGTAACGCACTCAAATTTTGCATTCAGAATGAATATCGATGAGAAAAATATCACCTCGGCTGGATTCATTCGATTTATCAATGGTATAGAGTGTGATGGTGAATCCCTTTCACTCAAAATTCGCTCACATCCTATTGAGGATACTAAGCTTTTCGAAAAGCTGATGACGGATGACTAATTAGAAAAAAATGTCGGAAATAAGAGAAATTCAATATATCATTCTCTTGTTTTCTCCATGGTAGTTCTTATATCTTCCATGTAATCAATGACGGAGCTATCCGATGACGACCATTCGCAATATGAGCAATTATGTTGACGGGAAGTTCTCCGAGTGGGCGGAGTCGGCTAATGTCGGTTCTACGCTCTATGTCGGTACCAAGACATACCAGGTTATGTCTGATATCTGGGAGCAAGGGCAGTTTGCCCTGGTCTGGAATTTCGAGGCCATGCGCGTAGAGCAGATTGATTGGGTTCAGTTTGGTTCGGTCGCTGATGCCACTCCTGAGATTCAGGAAATGGCCAAGGGTTATCTGATCTGGAAGGATGCTCAAAAGGCCATGTTTTCCACTCTGGCCGAACAGGCCCGGCAGGATGCCGTGATCAATAAGGGTGATGAGGTCGCCGTGGTTTCGGGTCGTTCGGGTAAGGGTGCCAAGGGCAAGGTCGTGGTGATCATGACTGATAACTACAAGGCTGGCTGGCGTTCCAATCTTGAGCGCAAGTTTGGTATTGCGACCTCGGATAAGAAGATCCAAGTCGCTCGGAATGGGCGCGTATATGATAATTATGCTGACATGGTCTGGGCTTGGGCGCGGAATTGCACCAAGCTGACTGTTCCTCAGCATGATAAGTTGACCATCCAGAATTTTATGGATAGGGCCCAGGCACGTTTCAATAAGTCGACCTTCGCTGACTATGCCTATTACAATTAAGGAATGAAAATGACTAAGACTATCCGACGTTGGGGTTTTAAGGGGAAGAACCAGATACCCCTCTTTATGATCTGGGATGAATATTGGGACGAGGGCGAGGTCACATATGCCCGCGTAGTGTTTAATTCTCGTGATTGGATTGGATTTTAAAATGGATAAGGCTCAGCTACTCGTAAATATCGCAAAGAGTTTTAGAGGGGAAGTTAGTTACCTTCAGGGTAATATATATTCTCTTTCCTATGAAACGCGAATTTTGCGCTGGATATCAATTGATACGATTCTAAGTGAGTTGGCATATTTCCTTGATTTGGATTCCGAGGCTCTTAAAACCTCGGTTGGGATGGATAAAGCCAAAGTTCGGTCATATGATCCTGAAAATGCCTCGAATCAGAAAAATGGAGAAATTTGATGGCCTTGAATGATGCCGGACTAGAAGCGGCGGCGCAGTTAGTCGATCCGTCCTCAGCCTTTGGCATGTCGTGGCGGGACTGCAAGGACCGCGCAAAAGCTGTCGTGGAAGCCTACCTCGCATCCCTTCCTGCACCACAAGGGCCAGTCGCGATTAAGGCGCGAGCGCTCAACGTTACGCACGAGACCATCGAGGAACTGCGGAGCAAGTGGATCGCCAATCCTGCCATGCCGCCATACCAGCGCATAGCTTTGGCAAATATCTGCGAGATCGCCAACGCTGCCTTGGAAGAAATGACCGAGCCGAAAGCTGGCTTCATGCTGGTTCCGGCAAAGCCCACAATCGCAATGCGTGACGCGGCGATGAAGGCCTGGACGGGCAACGTTTACGCGACCGACGAAGGTCCAGGGCCGATGCTTTATGCGGCGATGATCGCCGCCGCCCCTCAGCCTCCATCACCAGATACCGGGACACAACACCCTGACGACGAAGCGGTGGACCGTTTTGCGGAGGCGATGAAAGCCAAGCTGGCGAAGAAGCGCGGCGAGGGCCGAGGCGGGTGGGAAAACAAGGACGAGTGCTCGGCCGAGTTCCTGTCGGAACTGCTGCGCGGCCATGTCGCCAAGGGCGACCCGGTGGACGTGGCCAACCTCGCCATGATGCTGAACCAGCGCGGCGAGACAATCGCACCGCCAGATACCGGGGCACAAGGAGCGGAGCCGGTGCAGCCGGTGGCGGCCGCCTTGGCGCGGCAAGTGCAGACCGATTTGGCTTCGGCGCACGAAGAAATCTGCCGCCTGCAAGGTATCGATCCGGCAACGCATTCATGGCCCGCCTGGTCGCCTCAGCGGCACACACTAGATTGGTGTGCAAAGATCATCGCCGAAGCCGCCCTCGCCCAGCCGCAGGCATCACGAGAGGCGCGCAAATGACCCAGCATGTTCTCAACAAGCACAAGGTCGGCATCCCACCCGGAGCGGTCTATATCGGGCGTGGCTCGCCGTGGGGCAATCCATTCAAGATCGGTCGTGACGGCACGCGCGATGAGGTGTGCGACCGCTATGAGCGGGAGATACTTCCGACGCTCGACCTTACGCCGCTGATCGGCAAGGATTTGGTGTGCTTTTGCGCTCCATTGCGCTGCCACGGCAACAGCATTCTCCGTGCCCTCCAAAGGAAGCAGACGCCATGAGCATCACGATGGCGGATCACAGGATCGATATGGGATATAACGACATTACACCCGAGCAAGAACGAGAAATAGCGGCCGATGCGCGCCGCGCGCGATGCGGCAATCCGACAAGGCGGCTTTTTGTAAACCCCTCGTGGGAAATCTGTGACAGATGCTGGGCGGGCGGCCGGCGCGCTGGAATGTATCGGCGCAGAAAGTCGCACCCATGATCACCGAACATGAGAAGCTGATCGAGCGGCTTGCCGGGCTAGAAGCTCGTTGTCGACGGCTGGCGTACCCGAATGACCCGCCAATCTTTGTCGAAGTTGCTGACGCATTGCATGCCGCCCTCTCCCAGCTAGACGCCACCATAGCGGAACGGGATAAATTGGCGGAGAAAATCGAGGCGGCGGTGACGGCCTTTTCTGAAACCCAACCGGATGAAGAAACCCGGATGCATAGGATGGCCGGGGCATTAACCGGTTTAAATGATAATATATGAATGGAAAACAATATGCAACTTGTAGGTAAAGTTGGGTCGATGCCAGGAACCACTGGATTTACCATGGCCGTGTTTAAGGCTGAGGATGTTCCTGTTGGTACCAAGCTATATATACCCGAGGAAAATCAGGCCCTGATTGCGCTTAAGAAATATCAGGATGCCATTTCTCTCTGCCTTAGTGAAGGTGGCACATTTTCCGATGATGTTGAAGATACCCCCTGGTGGGCTGCTATTATTGAAGCCCAACAGACGGGTGCCTCGGTGATCACCAAACTTGAAAGAAAGGAATAAAAATGTCTGATTTTGCAAAGTTATTTCGCGTCGGCCAGTACCAGCTTTTGGTTTTTATCGAGGATGATCAGGAGAAGGATGATCATTCGATCCTCCACCAGATGGTTGATTTGGATGGTGCTCGGATGGACCTAGCAATGAAAGGTCCAACCAGTGCCATGGAGAAATTGTTTGACTTGTATGATAACTTGGCCGGTCAGAACTTTTTTACGCTGGAATTCGTAAAAAAGACCTTTAAAAGCTTCAATCTGACTCTCCCGGAGACGCCTGGAGACGATCCTGAGACTAAGGTCGTAGGATTGCTCAAAGATACCAAAAGACCCGCTCCTAGGTCGTTCCTGGAGCAGTAAATCCTTTCACCTGGAGATAAAGAAAGCAATAACTTTCTCTTGTTTCCGGGTTAGGATTGCTTATATCTCCATTATAACACGGAGATTGACTATGGCCTATATGTCTCAGGATCAGAAGAAGGCAATCGTTGCTGCGGTTAAGCCCATACTCAAAAAGTATGGTATCAAGGCAACCTTTGGCGTCCGGAACTATTCCACCTTGGTGGTGAACGTGAAGTCTGGCAAGATCGACTTTTGCAAGGATTTCATGGCCCAGACCCTTCGGGATCAAAAGTATATCGACGTGAATCCTTATTGGTATCAGGACCAGTTTTCCGGTAAGGCTAAGGCTTTCCTGAAGGAGGTTTTCCCCCTTCTGAATACTGGCAACCATGACAATTCCGATATATCGACCGACTATTTTGATGTTGGTTGGTACGTAGATGTGCAGATCGGCAAGTGGAATAAGCCCTACGTCTTGGAGAAGTAAATGGTTGACGCTCAGGTAGTACGGAAAATTTACTTTGGTAAAGGCGGATACGTGGTATATTTTCCACAAAATACTCCCCCATCCAATTGGATGGGTATAGATTCTGGATATCCATATACCTCGGATTTCCAACATGCCTCAATATTTCCGAATGCTGTGGCGGCAGTCGAGTATATCGAACGGGTCAGACCAAATATGCCCGGGGTATATGAAATTATTCCTCTAGCAGCTATGTCTATTTTGCTTCCGAACACGTCGGACACCGATGCTTTGATGGCTAAGATCCAAGCTACGTTGGATAGAAAAGCTGAATTGGAGGCGGCT